TAATAATTATATCCATCTACTCCTTCTGCTATTTTATGAACGGCGTATTCTGATAAAGGGGCTCTTTTCCAATTTGTTGACATTTTATTTTCTCCTTATTTTAATTTTTTACTTTATTCTTCTATTATTTTTTCTATTTCTTTTATCATTGATTTTGTTAAATTTGTTCTTTTGCCTTTAGTAGTTTTTCTATGCCATTTTCCATCTTTACCTTTTCTTCCAATCCTTTTAATAACAGACCACGCTACTCTAAAGGCTCTTGTCTCGTTTTTATATTGTTTATAAGCCTTATTCCATACCCGAAGAAATACATTCTGTAAACTTGGAGACAAAACTTTACGAATAGATGCTGGTAGTTCTGAAATTCTTGTATATGGAGCTGTTTCTAATTTACCAATATCATATTTATCTTTATCCGTTAGTTTGTCTTGTGGAATAGGATTACCATTTTTATCGGTGTCTTTTTCTTCCTTATAAAACTTCTGCTGTCTTTTTATCTCCTCAAAACTTTCATCTTTTTCATTATTTTGAGTCTGATGAGGATACATAGTGATTTCAGTTCCGTCTTTAGCTTCTTTTTCTCTACGAGCTACCTCAGTTCTAAATTCAACCTCACCAACCAATTCACAATAAGTTTGATTAGATATTTGTCCTCTTTCCCAAAGCAATCTTAATTGATTTTTAAAATCTTCGGTCATAAATCCCTTAACTGGACTTGAAACAATATAATAATTTATTTTCTCACTCATTAATTTTCTATGTTCTTTTTGATTTTCTTCTATTATTCTAGCAACTAATTCGTTTATGATATGTCTTTTGAAATCTTTTACACCCTTTTTTGTTTCTTCAATGAAGGCTTTAGGATTAAGTATGCTTTCCCGACGGGAAGTAGATGTTGCTTCTACTACATCAATAAATCCAAGACCAGATAAAATCCCTCTCTCAGCAACTGTAAATAATTCCCTCTTAAAAATAACTTCCAAATCTGGAATTAAATGTTTTAATTCTTCATCAAAATTAGTAACTCTAGTTGGAGACCCATCTGTTGTTTTCGTATTAGCCAACAATTGTTTGAGTTGATTGCCTATAGTTTTTAATTGTTCATCGCTATAAGTTTGACCTTCCCTTTCTAATCCCTCCGAACCTTTTTTTACCAAAAGAAGATAAGGTATAACTCTATCTAAAATTTCAGTCTGTTTGCCTTTTAATGATTGAATAATTCTCCAGTTATGATATACGCCACGCTTAATTAGATAAGGATTTGGGTATTTATCAAACCATCTGCCATAAGGCTTGGTGATTATCACTCCCTTTTTAAGTGGGTCTTCTTCTCCTTTTCCTAAATAATAATCATAACTAAATAAAGTTTTTGTTTGTTCTTTTGCATTTTTATCTTCTGCACGAATACTTTCCCCATCAACAAAAAACATTTTAGTAGGGACACTAATCCCATCTACAGTATCCCATTCAGATATTTTCAAAATAGGAAACGAAGAACTTTTCCATCTCTCTTTAGAATATTCCTCTGCCAAAGCGTCTATTCCTCTCGGAATTTGACCCTTATAGCCAGCATTTATATTGTCTAACCATTTCTTTAAAATTTGAGTAACTTTTGGATTATCAGTTTCTACAGTATAATTTACACTAGCAGAATCTACCATAAAATCTGTTAAAGAATCCACCAAACCACTAACATCATCTTCAAGCATGGTTTTAACCGCTACTACTCTCTCATGATAATCGGTAGGGACTGTTATCTTGCGTAAGAGTGCAGACATTAAAAAATTCAATACTTGATTACTGTCTATTGACATTATTTGTTCTCCTTATTTTTAATCCATGAGCAAACGCCGATGGGTCTTTCTTGTGTCATTTTAGGTGTTTGATTAAAATCTTTTTTGAGCCATTGTGCTATTGACATAACACGCCAGCCACTAAATAAATGGTCTCCTGTCTCTGAAATACAAGGATAAGTTTTTCTTGTTCCTGATGTTACAGAAATAACAGAATTAAACTGGTCTTGAAGTTTATAATCAACAGGAATATTAATTCTTGTTTCATATAAAAGAACTTTCAGTCTAGCAACTGACCACTCTGACATATATTCTTGACGATATACTGGTTTACCATTTTTTAGTATTTCTTTTCCTTTTTTGTCTTTTTTAACTCCAACCTTAATTTTAGATGCTCCAGCATACCTAACTACATTATCTTCAGAATGAAGTTTCTCAAAATAATCTGCTAAACCTCTGCCCAAAGCTTCTCCACAATCAAATCCAATTATTTCTGCTTCTAATTTTTCAATAAGCCATTTAAAAAATTCTTTTTGTTCGTCTTCAATAAAATTATATATTACTATATTATAAAGGTAATTATATTTATTGCCAACTTCAGAAAAAATACTTATGTCTGTTCCAGCACTTTCTCCTATATCTGCTACAATAAAAATACGTTCAGCATTTTTGGGTCTTTCAACTATTATTAAATTTTGAAAATTTTTAAACTGTTCTTTTTTAAGTTCAAATCTTTTAATTCTTTTTTTGTTCATGTAACAATCTTCAATTCTATCCATATCAAATTCAGAAACTCCATCTTCTATAACCTCTCCACCAACAAAAACCCTAAAATTCGGAGCTTCTTTTCCACCAAATTCTCTAAGAGCTTCTTCTAATTGTTCTTTAGACCAATTAGGATTCACACAGCGAGGATAATTTAATATTTTCTTTTTATTCTTGGGGTCAAAGAACGATTTACCTGTTGGAGAATGACGGACAAAATTAGTCATCCCTGCATGTCTAAAAATACAACCAATCTCTCCAACACTATCACGTCTCTTTTTAAATACTTCTTCTGTTTCAAAAGAAACTTCATCACCCCACATCTTATCAACGTGAAGCTGATACCATTGCTCACCTGGAGATTTACCTTTTAATGTTATATTAATACCTTTCAAAGACCAATAATTCTTTTTACCATACATTTTAATTTCTGGTCTATAACTACAATAAAAATTCCAAATTCTAAAAATAGGATGATACTCAAATGCTAATTTTACAAAATCTAAAACTCCTCTTAGTCTCTTTTCATCTATAGACCAAAAAGCACTCTTTAATCCTTCTTCATAAAGAGCAGATAACGCAATATCTATTCTTAATGAAATTAAAGTTTTACCATATAATCTTGCTCCCAAATTATAAATATCTGCTACATTCTTTCTTAAATTAAATGTTTCTTGTTTTGAAAGATTATGATATTTCGCAGTCGCCTTAAAATCAATTAATGCCTCATCAGAAAGCATTGGCAATTGATAAAGCCTTATACTATTATGAACAAGAATACCGTTAGCTATAAACGAATGAGTCTTTGTAGTTAAATCAAAAGTTCTTAAATTTTTATAAGAATGAATTATTTTAATATCATCTTTATTTCTATTTGAATTAAGAGTTAATCTTCCATTCAAAATTGATTTATTTATTTCTGAAAATTTAATACTCAATGGATTATATAAAGAAAAAGCAAATATATTAAAAGAATATTTATTTATTTTAGTTTGGTTAGTGCATTTACTATAATGAATTTTTAATTTTTTAATAACATATTCTAATAAATTTGATTTTTTACCTATTTTTTGAGTTATTGTTAAAACATTATTATGTTTATCGTAACATCCATCGCCCATAAAAAATCCACTAAGAAAACCTAACTGGAAATCTCTATTTTGCATTAACTTTGCTAAAGAACTTTTATAATACTTTCGAGCTTTAGTTTTTCCTCCAAACCCTTCTCTTCCAAAATTCAAAACATAATGATAATTTTCTTTATCATCAACTAATTTTTTATTAAATGAAAATTGTAATTTACCTAATAACCAATCTATCGCTTTTTCTTCACATTTTTTGTTTTGATAAAGAACAATCCTTGTCCTACCACAAGATTTATAATATGAACCGTCTGATAAAATAAACCCAAACAATTGACCTTGTAAATAAGACTGTTCGTTATAATAAATTCTATGCCAAGAAGTATAACATCTATTTCTTACTTTTTTCGCTTCTCTCCAATCATATTCATTATTACATTTTAAAGCAGAATAAATTTTATGATTTGGAGTTAGATATAATTTATTATCTCCAACTTCTATACTAAAAACCTTTTTA